ACGACCAGATCGCCGAGCTGAAGGCCCAGGCCAAGGCCCTGGGGGCAAAGGCACCAGCTGCGCCCGCGCCCGCCCCGCCCAAGGGCACGCCCGCCCCATCCAAGGGCACTCCCAAGAAGACGCCTGCGGAGCACTACCTGGAGATCCAGGCAGCTGGCACCAAAAACGGGCTACCCCCGACATTGGGCGAGATGAAGGAGGGGCTAATCGCAGCGGGCGTGCCCGGTGCCAAGACCATGAGCATGAGTAAGCTCATGGAGCTGGCCATGGAGGCCGACAAACTCAAGAAGGCTGCGGGGGTCTCCGCGTCCTCCCCCAAGGCGGACGTGCCAGGCCTCAAATCGCCAAAGCTAGCGGGCAAGCAGCTTGGCTCCGTGTCGTCCCAGTCCCTTGCCAAGCTCAAGACGTACTTTGCGGGCGGAGGGGATGTGCCGGGCGCGCACGAGATGCTGGGCAAGATCTTCGGCACCACGTACAAGCCCGACATGGGCATGGACCTGATCGAGCTGGCCCAGTACGAGGTGACGACGGGCAAGGTCGTCGCCAAGCCATACCTGGCGGCATCCTACACCGCCGCGGACCTGGCGGCGGCTGAGGCTGCCAAGATGGCGTCCAAGGCAGCCGCCAAGGCGGACCTGCTGAAGGCTATCGGCGTGCCTGCCAGGCCGGCGCTTACCCCGCGCGAGGGCATACCCCCGCCCCCAAGATTTAACAACCAACAGCGGCGTGCAGCTATTGAGCACTATGATAGGCTCAGCGAGTCTGTCACCAAGAAGATCAACGCCGCCCAGAAGGCGGCGGGCCTGCCGGAGGTGACCGTGGAGGAGGCCTCGGCCATCCACGCCTACACGGGCTCGACGTACACGGTCCTGAACAAGTCACTCCGCAAGGGCGACTACCAGACCAACCTGGCGCTCCAGGCGTACGTCGAGGCGGCGCAGCACGGCATGGCGAAGATGCCCAAGTTCGTCGGCATGACGTCCAGGGGCATGTCGATCTCCGAGAGCGACCTGGGCAAGGTGCTGTCGGTCTACAGGGTGGGCCAGGTGGTGGAGGAGGCCTCGTTCATCTCGACCTCGGCGGGCGACAAGGCCGCCTTTGGCGGCAACGTGCTCATCCGCATCATTGGCAAGAGGGGCGTCGACGTGGCGCCCTTCAGCAAGTACCCGGGGGAGCGCGAGGTGTTGTACATGCCCGGCACGCGCCTGAAGGTCCTCTCGGCCGAGGTCGACACTTACAGCGGGAAGCACATCATCACAATGGAGGAAATCTGATGGAAGACTTTGAGCCGGGGCCCGGCTGGGCGGAGAAGACGGGCTTCGCCCCTGGCGTGCCCGAGGACGACACAGCCATCCCGGTCGTGCGCTACCAGGCGCTGATGGGCAACGTGTACACCCTGGTCCGCTGGCAGGACGGGTCGACCGTCCGCGGCGAAGTGCCGCTGGCCGAGCTTGTCGCCCTGGTCGGTGGGCCCGTGCGCGAGGGCTGGTACGACGCGGCCGGCGCGTACCTGGGGGCGTCGATCTCCCTGGAGTAAACACTGGCTCCCAATGCGCTAGGGCCGCGGTAACTTGCAGGTCTACAACCAACCCGGGCGCGAAGCCCGAACAACCCGCGCGATGCGGAGAAGGAGAAGCAAGCATGGATTTTGTCTTCGGCGAGAATACGACGGTGGCGGACATCAATAAGGTCCCCGAGCAGTTCCGCGGGCTGTACGCCCAGGGTGACAGCGGCTACACCCTGAAGGACGACTACAAGGGCGTCGTGGGTGCGGTCGACGGTCTGAACAAGTCCCTGAAGGCGTCCCGCCGCGAGGCCGACGAGTTCCGCAAGAACCGCGTCGACACAGGCGCCTACGCCGCCGTCGGCCAGCTGTTCGGCCTGGAGGGTGACGAGGCCTCGAGCGCTGAGGCGATCCGCGTCGCCGCCGAGAAGACCATCAGCGAGTCCAAGGACGGCAAGGTCAACTGGGAGAAGATGAAGGGCAGTCTCGAGCAGGGCTACAAGAAGCAGCTCGAGGGCAAGGACGGCGAGCTGTCGGCCATGGGCAAGACCCTGCAGAAGTACCTGGTGACGACCGCGGCCGTCCAGGCCATCGCATCCAACAAGGGCGTGCCGGAGCTGCTCCTGCCACACATCCAGGGGCAGACCAAGGTCATCAAGGAGGGCGAGGACTACGTGGTCCGCGTCGTCGACCAGGCGGGCGACCCGCGCGGCAACGCCTCCGGCGGCTTCATGACCGTCGAGGACCTGGTGAAGGAGATGAAGGCGAGCACCGTCTTCGGGCGTGCCTTCGAGAGCGAGGCCAAGGGCGGCAGCGGCACCCCGCCGGGCAGCCAGCAGCGCCAGCAGCAGCAGGGGCGCGAGCTCTCGGCGACCGAGAAGATCGCCCAGGGCCTGGCGAAGCGCCAGCAGCGCGGATAGAACGAGGTTAGGATGGCCCAGGGGCACTTCGGTGCCCCTTTTCCATTGTACCTAGCGTGTTCTAGCCGCCGTGAGGAACGACACGACCTGGGCCTCCAGGTGGGGCCACTCGATCACGCGGTGGAGGAGCCTCGGCTCAGGCAGCTCCCGCGTCATGAGCCCCCACAGGCTCCCCGCCACGGCGGCCACCGAGTCCGAATCCCCGTCATGACAGATGGCCAGCATCAGCAGCTCCTCGAAGGACCCCGCCTGCGCCACGGCCCACAGGGCCATCTCCACGCACTCCTTCGCGTAGAAGCCCGCCCCGAGCGCGCGGATCGAGGCCGCCGACCGGATGCTGTGGGGTATCGCCAGGGTCGCCGAGGGCCCCTCGTTCATGAGCAGGTCGGCGAAGGCCATGTACTGGCTCACGGCGTCCAGGTTCTCGGCGTGGTCGTGGGTCACGGAGGAGGACTCCATGGCGATCCTGAACCGCTGCCCGTACTGGTAGGGCATGCACACGAAGGGCAGCAGCTTCATCACAGACCCGCAGCCCCTCGCGGTGTTCTGCGCCCGGGTGCCGTGCTCCTTGAGCTCCCGCAGCGCGGACATGGTCGCCGTGCCTGGGGCCCGCGACGCGTTGAAGCAGTCTGGGACCTCGTAGCAGCCGTCCGTCTGCGTGTCGTACCAGTTCTGGTACTCGATGAGCAGGGCCTTCTTGGTGTCCTCGCCGTGGTGCAAATGGCGCTCCATGGCTCGCAGGCCGAAGTAGGCCATCTGGGTGTCGTCTGTGATCCCGACCCGGCTCTGGGCGCGGATGTGCTTGAGCACCTCGGCGGTCGTGATGCTCCGCCGGAACTCAAACTTGTTGCCCAGGGCGTCGCCCACGGCCTGGCAGGCCAGGGCGGCCAGCAGCGCGTTCTTCATGGTATCCCCCTTGTTAGAGTTGGTCTTGGGCGCGGGCCTTGTTCAGGGCCGCGATGAGGCAGTCGATGGAGTCGGCGTCCACTACCATGTCGACGCCCATGCGGTTCTGGATGACGTAGGTAATGTGGTCGCCCTGCACCTCACGTCGGACGGTGCCGTAGACGAGGCGGCTCTCGCCCGGAGCGTCCTTGTCGTAGACGGTCGAGGCGGAGTAGACGACCGGGGCGACGGGCTTGGTGTTTGGGCTGTGCTTGTTCATGTCGTGCTCCAGGTGTTCGGTTGGTATGGAGTCATTATGCGGGGAAATCCCCTAGCTGGGAGCCCCCTACCTCCTATTTATTTCTATTATTTTCTAGATCTAGATCAAAGAAATAAAAATATAAGGAGAGTATAGGGTATAAGTCGTTGATTCTGAAGGCATTCTGGGGCATCTAGGGGTTCTAGGGCATTCTCGTGTCGGTCGGTCCCGCAGCAGCCTGGCCGAGGACGGCCGACTCCGAGGGGCATGCCCCGGCCGTTTCCTGGGACAACACCGAGCCGAAGCCCCGTACGGCCCGAAAAGTCCCGAAAGCCAGACGCACCTAGGCTTCAACTGTCTGGGCCGGCCTTTTCCGACGTCCAGACGGTCTAGCTGCGATGGCTCACGGGGTTACGCCGGCCCAGGCCCCGGGGTAAACTCTGGTCTGAGAGCACGCGAGCGAACAGGCTCGCATGTCCCCTGCCGAGGCGTGACGTCGACGCGGGGCGACCGGTCGGGCGATCCGGCACCCTGTAAGACACCTCACTCAAAAACCCCGATAGGAGATTCAAATGGCATCAGTCACCCTGGTGGAAAGCGCCAAGCTGGCTCAGGACGAGCTGGCGGCAGGCGTCATCGAGAACATCATCACCGTCAACGAGCTCTTCGAGCTGCTGCCCTTCGACGGCATCGACGGCAACTCGCTGGCCTACAACCGCGAGAACGTCCTGGGCGACGTGCAGATGGCAGGCGTCGGCGCCACCATCACCGCGAAGAACCCGGCGACCTTCACCAAGGTCAACTCGGGCCTGACCACCATCATCGGCGACGCCGAGGTCAACGGCCTGATCCAGGCCACCCGCTCCGGCGACGGCAACGACCAGACCGCGACCCAGATCGCCTCGAAGGCGAAGAGCTGCGGCCGCAAGTTCCAGGACCAGATGATCAACGGCGACGGCACGGGCGACAACCTGACCGGCATGCTGGGTCTGGCAGCGGCCGGCCAGGTCCTGCAGGCGGGCAACTCCGCCGCCAACGGCAACAACCTGACCTTCGAGGACCTGGACGCCCTGATCGACATGGTGCTGGACAAGGACGGCCAGGTCGACTACCTGATGATGAACGGCCGCACCCGCCGTGCCTACCTGGCCCTGCTGCGCGCCCTGGGCGGCACCAGCCCGGGTGACATCTACGAGATGCCATCGGGCAAGAAGATCCCGTCGTACCGCGGCATCCCGATCCTGCGCAATGACTGGATCCCGGTGAACCAGACCAAGGGCACCTCGACGAACTGCACCTCGGTCTTCGCGGGCACCTTCGACGACGGCAGCCGCACCCACGGCCTGGCTGGCCTGACGGCCCAGAAGGAGTCGGGCATCCACATCAAGTACGTCGGCGAGAAGGAGACGGCGGACGAGTCCATCACCCGCGTGGTGTGGTACTGCGGCCTGGCCCTGTTCTCCGAGAAGGGCTTGGCGGTCCTGAAGAACGTCACCAACTAAACGGCGGCTCGCTCCCCGGCCCCGGCAAGTCTACAATGGGCTTTCCGGGGCCATTTCACACCCAGAATAATATCGACCAACCCACAGAAGGAGGTATCGCACCATGTCGACAGTCACCCAGAAGTTCGTGCTGGTAGGAGCCCACAAGGGCAAGACCGTGGCGGTCAACGGCCACGAGTTCGTGGACGGCGAGTACGTGTTCCAGGGCAGCCACGAGAGCATGGCGACCCTGACCCGCATCTTCGCGTACTACGACGCCATCCCCGAGGAGCAGGCGATCGCCGCCGCGAAGGACGAGGAGCTCGCCAAGCTGCGCGCCCAGGTCGCCGCGGGCCAGAAGGCACAGGCGATGCCCGTGACCGCAGCCGCCGCAGAGGCCATCGTGGAGGCCGCGAAGCCGGCCACAGCAGGCGCCCCCGCTGCAGCCGATGCCTCCGGCAAGTTACCGCTGGCCGAGGCGATCGGCCTGCTGAGCCCGGACGCGGACGAGCACTGGACGTCGAACAACCTGCCGTCGCTCCAGTACCTGAGCGACGTGACTGGCAAGGCGGTGTCCCGCACCGACGTGGACGCGATCGCCGAGGGCTACACCCGCGCCAAGGCCCGCACCGCCAAGGCAGCGCAGTAAGTAATCAACTAGAAGGGGAACAGGCATGGCACTCACGGTACAGACCTCCCGGGGCGACGTCGACTCGGCAAACTCCTACGCAGGCCTGGAGCTGATGAAGTCCTACCACGCCGACCGCGGCGTGAGCCTGGCCCCCTTCACCGACGACCTGCTCTCTCAGGCATTGGTGAATGCGACCGATTTCTTAGACAGCCGGTACTCGTTCATCGGGTCCCCGCTGCGGGCCCAGCAGGGCACGCAGTGCCCCAGGTACCTGACCGACCGCACGGCGGAGCACTTCCCGCGGGACTTCAGCACCCTGGAGCCCGCGTACCTCCTGACCACCCCGCAGTGGACCGCCCTGGCCCGCGCCTGCTGCATGCTCGCGTACAGGCACCTCAAGAAGCCCGGCGGGCTGATGCCGGACCCAACCTTCGATGCCACGGGGCAGAAGGTCGCCAAGAAGACCACGAAGGCGGGGCCCATCGAGACGACCGTCGAGTACCAGGACGGGTCGGGCGCGACGGCCGTTCCCAGCTACCCGGCCGTCGACCTGATGCTCAAGAACGTGGGCCTGGTCCGCTCGCGCTCCAGCGGCTCCATGGCGAGGGGCTGACGTGTCCGCCCTCTACGAGCAGATCCGCGCGGACGTGGACCAGCTGCTGGCCGAGCTGGGCCGCCCCATCCGCTTCCGCCGCTACACGTACGTGGTCGACCTGGTCGAGGGCACCTCCGTGCCCACGCTCTCCTCCGAGCAGGTGCTGAGCGCCGCCACGGTGCCCCCGACGGGCAACATGCTGACGGACCTCGGCGTCACCTTCATGTCCGACGTGCAGGCGGACACGCAGGTCCGCTTTGCCCTGGTGTCTGCCGAGGGTGCCCTGTTCGCCCCGGGGCCCAAGGACAAGGTCGAGCTGGGGCAGTACGCCGCCGACGGCTCGGCGGCCTTCGACAGCCGCGTGTGGGACATGATCGGCTGCTCGCCCCTCGACATCGACGGGACGGCCGTGTTCTTCGCCGTCGGCTTCAGGCTGCCGTCATGACGCAGTCGTTCACCGCGGCCGTGCAGGCCTGGGGCGTGGACGCACTGATCCGGGTGGACAAGGTACGCCGTGCCAGTGCGCTGGAGCTCATCTCGCTCGTCATCACTGCCACGCCGGTCGACACGGGCATGCTCCGCGGCAACTGGCAGACGAAGCTCAACGCCCCGGTCACCTCCCACATCGTGCGCCTCGACAAGGGTGGCAACGCGGCCATCGCGGAGGCCCTGGCGAACCTGGGCAGCATGGTCGACGTGGTCTACATGACGAACAGCCTGCCGTACGCCGAGAAGATCGAGTACGAGGGCTACTCCAGGCAGGCCCCCCAGGGCATGCTCCGGGCCAACGTCGCCAAGTGGCAGCGGATCGTCAAGGCGAAGGCGAAGGCGTACCTGTGACCGACACCGTCGACGACATCCACAAGGCCCTCCTGGCGGGCGTACGGGCCTGCGTCGAGCTCCCCCTCGCAGGCACCAACCTCCCGTTCGAAAAGCCCCCAGGAGGCCAACCGTGGGCCCGCGCGCTCGTCATCAGCAACGAGCCCTCGGCCGTGACCCTGGGCGACGGCGGCGCGGACGAGACCGACGGCATCCTCCAGGTGGACCTCAACTTCCCCCTCTTCGAGGGACCCGCGGGGGTCACGGCCGCGGCGGAGCAGGTCCGCGCGTACATGCGCCCCGGACGGATCCTCGGGTACGGCGACGCCCGCGTGCACCTGGCCGGACATGCCTCCCCGCGGAGTGCTGAGGTCTCGGGCTACCACCGCCTCACTCTCACGATAAACTGGTTCGCACGCCTGGTGAGGTAGGGCAGGCCCGGGGGGTTTACCCAGGCCCGAGGCCGCGCTCATAATACGGTCAGACAAACCAACTGACCGGAGCCCCCCAGCATGAGTGCAATGACCGATTTCCTCGAGAACAAGTACATCGACTGGTACTTCCGCGGCCAGGCGTTCGGCGTCAACGGGGCCTCCGCCGCGGCGGGCTCGGGGCCGACCAACCTCTGGGTGGGCCTGCTGATCACGAACGACAACGACGCCGACTCGGCCAAGGTCGAGGTGACGGGCGGCAGCTACGCCCGGGTGCAGATCGCGTCGTCGATGGCCAACTGGGCCGGCACGCAGGGCGCGGGCACCACGACGGCCTCGACCGGTTCGTCGGGCCAGACCAGCAACAACAACCTGCTCACCTTCCCGACGCCGACCGCCGACTGGGGCCGCGTGACTGGCTTCGCCATCTTCGACTCGGCCGCAGGCGGCAACGGGCAGTACTACACTGCCCTGACCAACGCTAAGAACATCAACAACGGCGATCCGGCCCCGAACTTCCCGGCCGGCACCCTCGTTGTCCAGGTGGACAACTAAGCCATGAGCCTGCACGACGAGCTGGTGAACGACCCGACCGGCAAGGGTTACGCAGCCTGGCTGCCCGACTCGCCCGGCACTGTGGCCGACATGCTGAACGCGCCGACCGAATCCATGGTCAAGGTGATCCAGTCGACCACTGGCCAGGCGTGGGGTGCGACCGGGCCGTATGCCGGCATTGTGGATGCTGGCAACAACACCAGCCACCCGCTGCGCGCCGCTTGCCTGATGCTGCGCGAAACGTTCGCCTCGGGCGTCGCGATCCACCTGGAGCGGCCCGATATGCGCGAGCTGCTCGACGCACTGGTGACAACCGGCATCTGTACGGCCGCCCAGCGCGATGACTTGCTGGCGCGTGCCACTCAGCCGGCTAGCCGCATGGAAGTGCTGGGCTTACCGCCGGCTACCGTGCATGACGTGATTGGAGCCATGAATGGCAATTAACAACAGCACCACCGCGTCAATGACCATCACGGCCACCTCACTGGCCGCCGGTAACGCCCGTTCGTCAGCGGCTGTCACGCCCGACGTAACCAAGAACATCGCGGCGATCCTGCTGACGGTGAACGTGCAAACCACCTCGACCGCTCCGAGTGGCTCGAAGCGGGTCAACGTGTATGGATACATGAGCGAGGACGGCACCACCTACCAAGGTGCCGGTAGCACAGTGGACAACGTCGACGGTACCGACAAGGCGCTGACCGCGCTCGGAGTTCCGTCGAACTTGGTACTGCTCGGCACGATCGAACTGAATCAGGGCGCCGTAGCAACGTCAGTGCGCGGCGTGTTCGAGGTCACCCAAAAGTTCGGCTGCGTGCCGCGCAAGTGGGGCATCGTGCTGTACAACGACGCCGGTACGTCGCTCGGCGCGACCGTCACCGCCAGCTACACCGAACAGTCGTACAGCTAAGCCATGGGCGCGCCGCTGTTCCTGCCGCGCCGTCAGGCATCGTCGCAACCTCAGCGAGCGGTTACCCTCGACCGCTCGCACCCGCTCTTTGAGGATCTGGTATTCGCCTGGTTCGCCAGCGCGGGCGATATCGACCTGGTCACTGGCAAAGCGGCCACGATCGACGGCACTAAGCCGGCCGAGCAACCGTTCGTCAGTCGGCTGGGGCGCAAGTTCGTTGGCGCCGGCAACCTCAACTTCGGCACTCGGCCAGACCTGAGCTTCGCGGGCCTGAGCAACCAGGCGATCTTCGCCGAAGTGTTCATCCCTGACACAGGTAACGTGTCGAACTTCATTTGCGGCAGGGTGGTCTCGAACTGGGACTACTTTCTGAATGTCAGTAGCGCCAATCAGCAGTTTGGTTTTGGTACAGGGGGACAGTCATCCCCGCTTACCGTTCCTGCTGCCTCAGTTGGGGGTGGCTTGCTTCCCTACCAAGGGCGCCCGGTTCCGCTGTTCGGCACCTATGACAAGACGACCGCCAAGTTTTATGTCGACGGTATCCTGAAGAACAGCGCCGCACTGAGCACGGCATTTCCGAACGATACTGACCAATTCGCCATCGGTGCCCGCGGTGGCGGGAACCAGACCAGCAGCCAGCTTAGCGGTGCTCTCGTCAGTTGCGTGCTGCTGTTCAAGTCGACGCCAAACGCCGATTGGGCGGCAAGTCTGTCGGCCAACCCGAGCCAGTTGCTGGCCACACCGCGGCGCATGCTGTATCTTGCCTCCTCGGCCGCCGACACCACGTTGGCAGGAACTGCCAGTTGCTCCAGCTCGGCATCGGGCAGTCTGTCCACGCAGGTAAACATGGCGGGCAGCGCCTCGGCGCAGGCTGCAGCCCAGGGGGTTCTCTCGACGAGCATCCCCCTGGGGGGCAGCGCCGGCACAGTTGTCAGCGCGAGCGGGGCTCTGGCGAGCGCGGTGCGACTGGGAGGCACGTGCCAGGCCCAGGCCAGTGTCAGCGGTGCCCTGTCGACGGGGATCAATCTCACGGGTATGGCATCAGGCGCAGTCTCGGCCTCGGGGGCTTTGACCACGGCCATCCGCCTGGCCGGTGTTGCCTCTGTCGGCACGGGGGTCACGGCGGACCTCGCCACGGGGGACCTCGCGCTCGACCTGGCTGGCGTCGCCTCGTGCGGGAGCAGTATGTCTGGGGACCTCCAGACGGCCCTGACGCTCAGCGCGACGGCCCAGGCCGTCAGCAGTGCCCTGGGCGTCCTGTCGTCGGACGTGCGGCTGGCCGGAGTCCTCCAGGCCCAGTCCTCACTGTCGGGAGCGCCTACAACGAGTATTCCCCTCAGCGGTGTCTGCGCGGTGCAGGCTGGGGTTATCGGGGCGCTGACGACGGGCCTGACCCTGGCAGGCCTCTGTGCGGTGCAGGCCGAGGTCGTGGGTGTCCTGACGGCTCCCAGCGCCATCCCGCCTTTCTCCACGGACGCCGACCTCGACAGGGCGCTGCGCAAGGCCGTCAGGGACTGCGGACTTGGCCTGCCGATCGCGATGGAGAACACCGCCTTCGAGAAGCCTGCCAATGGCGCACCCTGGGCGTACATCTCGATCGCCCGCGGCAGCAGGTACCCCGCGACCCTGGGACCCTTCGGCGTGGACGAGTGCGAGGGCAAGCTGCTGCTCGACCTGTACTTCCCCCTCTTCACGGGCACGGCCGATGCAGGCGAGGCCGAGCAGCGCCTGGCCGAGTTCTTCAAGCTCGGGAGGAGCCTCACCCACAACTACACGGCAGCGACCGTGCTGTCGTGCGGCCGGGTGCGGGACACTGAGGTCGACGGGTACTTCAGGCGCACGGTCGCCATCTCCTGGCAGGCCTTCCTGGACCGGGCGAGGTAGGCCGGGAGCCATCGTCTCACGGGTTTACTCCAGGGTTCGGACTTGGCCATAATAAGGCAGGTTTTTAGCCCAACATGCCCGACAGGCCCATGCCGTTGGGATACACTCAGGAGAGCCCGATGGGTATCGCAAACGGCATTGCCAAGAAGGTCAGCTACAAGAAGCAGGTTACCTACGGCGTGGCAGCAGCAGGGGGCGCAGGCGCGACCTCGCTGCCCCGCACCACGTCCGACCTGGACCTGAACAAGGAAACCTACAACTCCAACGCCCTGCGCTCCGACATGCAGAAGTCGGACTTCCGCCACGGCACCCGCTCCGTCAAGGGCAAGGTCAGCGACGAGCTGAAGGCCGGTACCCACAAGGACTTCTTCGAGAGCTTCTGCCGCCAGACCTGGCAGGTCGCCCCGACCACCGGTCCGCTCACCACCGTCGTGGCAGCCTCGACCACGGCGAACATGGGCACCTTCACCCGCACGGGCGGCTCCTACATCACCGACGGCTTCAAGATCGGCCAGGTGGGACGCTGGGCTGGCTGGGCCACCACGGGCGTGAACAACAACGCCAAGAACATGATGATCATCGCCCTGTCGGCGACGGTCATGACGGCCATGACCCTGGACGGCTCGCCGATCGCAGCCAAGGTCGCCGGCGACAGCGTCACCTTCACCCTGAAGGGCAAGCAGACCTGGATCCCGCAGTCTGGCCACACCAACGACATGTACACGATCGAGCACTTCTACTCGGACATCAACGAGAACGAGGTCTTCGACTCCTGCCGCATCTCGACGATGGCCCTGAACCTGCCATCGACCGGCATGGCCACCATCGACGTCGAGTTCCTCGGTCGCGACATGGCGACCAACAGCCAGACCGGCGCGTACTTCACCAACCCGACCGTCGCGACCGCGAGCCAGGCCCTGGCCGCAGTCAACGGCATCGTGGTCGTGAACGGGGTCGCCGTGGCGGTCCTGACCGGCCTGACGATCTCGGGCAATGCGAACGCATCTACCGGCCAGGTCGTCGGCTCGAACGTCTCGCCGGACGTGTTCATGGGCGCCGTGGACGTCACGGGCAACCTGACCGCGTACTTCACGGACGTCACCCTGCGCGATATCTTCAAGAACGAGACCGAGGCCTCCCTCATCTGCGCCTTCACCGCCGACAACACCCCGGCGGCCGACTTCCTGGGCTTCACCATCCCGCGCTTCAAGGCGGGCGGCGCCACCAAGGACGACGGCCAGAAGGGCCTGGTCATCACGATGCCGTACACCGCGCTGCTGGGTAATGGTGCCGTGGGCACCCTGGCGTCGACGATTGGCATCCAGGACTCGACCGTGCCGTAATGGCCTGAGCCCGACCCCGTAACAAGGCGGTCCGCGTGGGGTCGGGCAGTTTGACCCCTCGCGGGCCGCAATCACATAAAAATCAACGAACCCAAAGGAGCAGCAAGCATGGACAACCAAGCGACCAAGGTCACCTTCGACCTCGCATCGATCGACACCGTCAAGGACGCCAACCAGGGCACCACGGTGGAGCTGTACCACCCGTCCTCGGGCAAGGACCTCGGCATCCTGATCAACATCCTGGGCAAGGACAGCGACAAGTTCCGCCAGATCCAGACGGAGCAGAGCCGCCGCCGCACCGCCAAGCTGCAGAAGACCGGCTTCCGCGCGGGCCTGACCTCCTCCGACTTCGACTCGGACGCGATCGAGCTGCT